GGCAAGCTCACGCGCCGGTCACTACACGAACCAGTACCGGATGACCGACAAGCTGGCAGCGGAGTCAATAGGTAACTTCCGCCTCGGCGACACTATCGAAATCGGGTATACAGCGAACTACGCGCCGTATGTCGAAGATCGATACCACATGATGCAGAACCTGACGCAGCTTCTGCCGCGCATCGTTGGCGGCGCTGTGGCGGCAGTTAAGCGAGGGCTCACATAATGCCTGATCCGCGCAGTGAAGCAATTACCGCTATTCGGACTCGTCTGGCGACCATAACCGGATTGTGGCCTGTCGCATACTCCGGTAAGCCGTGCACTCAAACTGGGGTGGCGTATCTCGAAGAGGAAATCATCTTAGGCGCAGAGGACGACGCGGAAATTCCGCAGGTTGGCCAGCCGCGCCTACGCGAAGGCCGAGAGGCGTACCAGATGACTCTGAGGATGCCCATAGGAGACGATATTCGTATTGCCACGGAACAGGCAGGATTGATCGCCCGTGCCTTTCTAGACAACAGCGATCCGGTGGTTACTGACTCTGGTGTTCCACTGTGGTTCTCTGGCTATCGACTTAACAGTCGTGGGTCAGATTCAGGCTGGCAGAGATTCGTTCTTGTGTTAACTTATACCTACATATACACCGCCTAGTCTCAGGGGGATTTCAAATGGCGTACAGTATTTCAAACAAAGAAACCGTATCGTTTGTGCCGGAAGTCACTTGGGGCACGACCCCTGCGACTCCTAATTTCCAGTATGTCCGCTATGTCAGCGGATCGTGGAAGTCGGATACCTCGTCCACGAAGTCGAACGAAATTACCAATAGCCGAGAGGTTGCGGATCACATCCGTACTCAGGTTAAGGGTAGTGGCTCGTTCAATTTCGAGTTGAGCTACGGCAACCTCGACGTTCTTCTTCAGGGCCTACTTGGGGACACTTGGTCTACCAACGTTCTCAAGGTCGGCTCAACCAAGCAGTCGTACACGTTTGAGCGTGGTTTTACGGATGTTTCGCAGTTCGAGCTTTATACGGGCGCAATTCCGTCGAATCTCACGATCAACGTCGGCATCGGTAAGGTGATCGACGGTTCCATCTCCTTCATGTCGAAGCCGGGGGCTATTAGTGGCACGACCGCAGCCTCGACGACGACCGCCGCTCCGACGAACAGCGTGATGAATCCGATTGACTCCATCCAGCTTATGCAGGAAGGGGGCTCTGGTGCAATTGCGGGTGTTGTCGGCTTTACCATGAACCTGCAAAATCAGGTTGTCGAGTTTCCGCAGCTCGCGAATATCGCCGTGGCCGATCTTGAAATCGGTGAAATCGCTGCTTCAGGCACTATCGACATCTACTTTCAGGATGCGACGTATCTTACGAAGTATCTGGCGTGGACGACGACTTCGCTCGCCTTTACGTTGGGCGGATCGTCAAGCTTGAAGTATTCGTTCTCGTTCGCTAAGGTGAAGCTGTCGCAGGCCGAGACTCCGAACGGCGGCATGAATCAGCCGCTTATCACCAAGTTCAACTGGGTGGCGTTCAAGGACTCTACCGATACGACGGTCAAGATCACGCGCACGCCGTAATTATCGCGCTAGCCGTACTTCCTCGGGCGGCTTTCGCACTTGGTTGGCGGTGGCCTCGAAAACCACCGCCTTCCAAGCAAACTACCGAGGAACTTTAACCAACCCGAGGATATACCAAATGGCTTTCGATTTTGCTTCGGTCCAGATTCAGGATGAGTCCCGCGTACTTGATATTCGCCATCCGTCCAATGGTCAGTTGCTCGCGTCGATCACGCTGACTAGCATCACGGCTGAGAAGCCGACCGAGATTCGGCGGCGGCAGGATCGCCGTCGTTTCAAGAATGCCCGCTCCATCAAGCTTGATCCGGTGGAGCTTGAGTCGGACGCGCTGGACCTTCTCGCCGCGTGTACCGTGTCATGGCAGACCGCTGATGGCGGTGACAAGATTGTCTTTCAGGGCGAAGAGCTTGAGTGCAACCACACCAATGCGCGCCGCCTCTATGAGTCGATTAAGTGGGTTCGTGATGAAGTGGACCGTTTTGTGAATGATGTGACGGTTTTTTTGGAACCGTCGCCGACGACTTCCGAGAGTTTGTAAAACACCAGTATTGGCTTCAGCAGCGTGTCAACAAGCAGGACGGCACGCTGCGAGAAGCTCTGGAAGTCGCCGCCGCAACAGGTTCTACAAGTGCAGCACAGGATTTGATAGGCCCGGATTGTCCACATATCTGTGACCATGTGTGGCTTATGTTCCTAGAACTATCGGCGACTCGCGGCAGCAACGGTTATTCCCTTAATCCTCTGACGTTCAAAGAGATTGAGGCGTACAATAACCTGTCTCGCGCAAACCTCTCCCGAGAAGAGGTCTATCTGCTACGACAAGCTGACGAAGCATTCTTGCGGCAGATGGCCGAGAATTATGACAGGGAGAAGGACTTATAATGGCTGCTGATACGTTCTCGGTAGTTCTCACCTTCGAC